AGCAGTGCCTCAACGATCCTGTCTCGAACCCAATTAGAATCCTCGCTCATCTTTGGCCTCTCCTCTTCCCCGCCTTCGCGAGGACATGGTTTGACTCAAACAGAGAAGGCGCTGCGGAGTCGCCCCCGCAGCGCCTGCATTACTTACCGGCGAGCGCGGGTTGCCCTACGCGCAGGCGGTGCTGTTTCCTCTTCGACTTCCGGCTCCCTTGCGCGAGCCGGTGCCGCCTCCTCAAGTGGCTCAACCGACGCAATCTCGGCACGCTTTCCAGATGCCGGATCGCGAGGGTTGACAGTCTGCCGAACCCTCAGACGGGCACGACAACCCATCCAATCGTTCGGGTCAATCGACGTAGTGTTCGCATCCAGCCCAAGGGCTTCAACGAACTTGCGCAGATTGAACAGCGCACGACGGTCTTTGCCGTCCCTCGGCTTGATTTGCCGATTCCAGAACAGGACGGCACCGTCTTCGAAGTCGTCCTGAATGTCAGCAGGAATCTCGTCGGGCAGGATGATGAACCTGACCGCGTAGTACGCATTACCCTTGGCAGACGTACCAACCTGCACGTCCTGGACTTCGCCCACGTAAATTCCGGGCGGCAGCTCTGCAGGGCGCTCAATATCAGAGAGCGACTCCTCCAGTTCGATCACGTCAAGGCTTTCGCCGTCGTCAATCATTACAATTCCTCCTGATGAGCAAGTCGGACAGCACCTGCTCACAACGGGTTTCAGATACTCACTGTCCTGAGCCGTTCGGGTTAATCTTCATGCCCTTCTTGGCCCATTCGCCATACCATCTTGCTATGGTCATCTGGCCCTTGTCAGGCAATTCCGCATTGTACTTCAACTCAAACTCTGCATCACTGCTACTCGAAAACATACGCGACTTCATTGGTCTTCGGAGACGAACCGAGCGCACCGCCAGCCTTCGATTTTCTTTGTTTGCCGACATATGCCATATCTCCGACAGACGGAATGTTACATTGTTGACCAACTGCCCTCCAAGCATGATGCTTATGTGACTCACAACTTCCTTACCGTCGCGAATTTCCATTACAGGATCAGCTTCGTGCGCAGTAGCAATCAGATGTACCCCATGCTTCGCAGTCACCCTGAGCAACCCTGTCAGCACCTTCAGCATTAAGGCATTGCGAGCACCGTACGCAGACTGCCCTGGCTCCTCAACCGTCGGGATGAAACCGCGTCTGCCTGCTCCAATGCCCATCTCTACCGACCGCTGCAATGCCATATACACCAACGCCGTTACTGAGTCACACACAACTGTCTTGATGTCAGTATGCTGCGAGAGTATCTGGTCTAATCCAAAAGGATTGTCGCTTTTCCCGTGCTTGAATATCTCCTCTGGTGTGAGTCCCGACAAATCAGCCACGCGAACATCAGGACGATGCGCGACTGACACATGCTCTTGGTCGCCGAACGACAGCCACAGTTTGTTTCCAGGTGCTGTTGCCGCGAAGGTGGTCTTTCCACAAGAGGATGGTCCCCATATGAGCACAGCCATTCTTCGAGGCGCTTCTGCTCCAGTCGTTACAGCAACTGGCCCTATCTTGAATGGCAATAGCGCCATAGCCTACCTCTTTCCTATAGAATCTGCCGGTATCACTATTGCTGTTTGAATCAAACTCTTCTGCATCTCCGCAATCCGTTCGAGCACCACAGCTATACGCTCAAGCCGCGCACCGATAAACATAGCCGCACCAAGGATTGCATCCACGTCACCAAGCCTTGGCGTATCCTCTTCGATTGCATGTATCGCGTCGAGCAGTTCGTCCACGACAAGCACATTCATGTCAGTCTCCCTCTGCTGCTAGCTCCGATGGGCTTGACTTCGCAGGAACCATCTCGTTCCATTGCTCGACCCTGCCATCTTGGGTGTCGCAGCAGAACGACAACAACGAACATGGTCGAAAGTACCGATTGCAGGAATGCGTATACCGTGGCGCATGTTCATAGTTGTCCTTATACTGCTCGTACATCTCCGCCGTGTGCCTGAACCAGAACGCCCAACGCTGTAGCTGTTCGCCTGTCCTATTCGTCACCAGAGGCCACACGTCTTCGCCCTTACCTGTCGGCTTGATCTTGAGCCCCAGGATGCGTGCGTTGTAGATGTCGAACCCATACACAGACGCGGCGCATGCAAGATAGCCTGTCACCTGGTTCGACAACTGGAACGACGCCTTCCAACCTGCGTCCAGCCTCGATGCTGTCTTGTTGTCTTCGAGCGTAGAGAATCCCTTGGCGTTGTTGTACGTCAGGCCATCGAACGTCCCGATGAACCTAAACTGCTTACCGTCGTCGTACGTCAGCACCACATCGAACGTGTTTTCGATCCCAACGACGGAGTTTGGATTCTTCTTGTCCTGTACGTAGATCGGGAAGTTGGACAAGGTAGGCAAGATGGTGTCGATATACACGATACACGCCATCTCCATGTTGCCAACAGTCCTGATCTTGTCCTCTGGACTGTCCTCCCAGCCACTACTACGCAGCATCTCGAACGCAAGCACCATCATCGACTCGCGATCATTCTTCTGATCGTTCGCCTTAGCCCAGCACTTGCGCCATCTGTTTGAGTCAAACGTTTGATCGTAGTAGCTTCTCTCTTGCTTCGGCTTGCCGAACAAACGTGTTGCTGTCGATAGGGCGTGCTGCGGCAATAGCTGCACTCGATGTAGTTGCCATATGCGGAGCGCGGCGAACACTTCGTGCATCAACGCTCCCGCCTCCAGCGCCATCGACCGGGCCGTTGTCTCGTACTGCCTCTGTGCTGATACCGCTCCGTACGTCGGGCACGTGTTGATGTTCGTCAAGCGACTGTTCGAGAACGGGTGCAGCAGCTTCTGTGCGGCTGTCGTTGGCGTGATCGACACTATCTGGTGCTGTCCCGGCCCCCGGTCGCGGACCTGTGGCTTCGCTCTTTTCGTAGCCAGCTTTGGCATCTAAGTACCTCCTGAGTTGTTCCTGGCAGCCCTCGACTACGATCATGAACTTAACCGGGTCTGCCCCTATGTTCCTAACAGAAAACTCCAATGCGTGAAGCGCCTCATATAGCTCTGCGTCCGCCTTGGCATCGAAGTATGTCCCGTCGTCAGCAAGGAATCCGTTGACGCTTTTCATTTCTTCTGCCTCTGCAAACTTTCCTCGCATCGCTTTGCCAATATCTCAGCGACTTCACGAGGAAGCACGACATGCGCCAATGTACGACCTGACGGGCCACGCCATAACAGTTGGCTATGTATCTCTGCAATCGCCATCTCTAGCGCCTCTAGCGTTTCCACTTTAGTCATCCTTCTTTTGAGTCACACAGTTGCTCGCGTGCTTCACAATCGAATCGGCAAACTGCTTTGCGTCCTGTGGCCCGAAGCCGATCCATGCGATGCGCGTACCGAAGTCTACACGCACCATCTCACCGTCATCACTGATACTTACCATCAGTGCGCCTTCATCATCTGGAGTCGCCTTGCCCTGTGGGAATTCTCCGGTAGGCCCCAACCCTACGAATATCATCTTAACCATTCACTTGTCCCTCCTGTGCCTGTGATGTGCAGCCCGCCGGGGAGGAGCCATTGGTGGTGGACCAACCCGGCGGGCCTTCTTCACCCCCGCCTACGCGAGGGCATGCCTGACCTCACCGTCAGGCAAGCCTACTTCTGCGTTGTAGCAGCTTTGACTGCCCACATGGCAGCGTCTTCGTAGTGCGTCATAGCCAGTGCCCACAAACGAGCCTCCTCCGACTCAACGCCCTTGTCCTGCTCGTCATGACACAAATCAATCAGGTCGGCAGAGTACCGCTTGATCTTCGTGACAAGATCGTTCTTGGACGGGTTGAAGTCCTCCCGTACCCGTGATGCGCCTAGACTTCCTGCTGGCATACTATCCTCCTGCTATGTGTGTGACTCAAACAGTGGCCCGCCGGAGTAGCGATGGGTGGCGGAACTCCGACTGGCCTGTACGCTGGCAGAGCGGGAACTATGCCAGCCTACCTCTGTCGCCTACGCGAGCCTATTCGTCTTCTGCTTCCGTACCAGTCCAGCCAAACCGACCAGACCAATACCGAACAACAGGAACGATGCAGGCAATGGCGTCTGAGCCACTGCCGGTGCCGCTTCGATAAAGAAGCTATCCGGGCCATCGTTCAACCCAGACATGAGCGCCACGAAACCGATCGTGTCACCCACATGCACATCGTTCAGGTTCAGCAGCGCCCCGGTGATGGAGTAATCCGGGAAGCCGGTGCCGTTGTTCTTCGATGGCACGTTGCCGGTCGTCCCACCCGTGAAGCTCGCCAGCACGGTATGCGTCGTGAAGTCGAGGAAGAAAAACGAATTCAGCGTCTGCGGCTGGTTCGTATCATTCACGTCCACGCCGATGCTGAACCCCAGGCTGGTGTCGTTGTTGGCAAGCAAGAATGCCAGGAACGGACTGCCTGCACCAATCGTGTAGCCGGTGGCGAACGTGTTATCCGCCAGCGTATTGCGACCACCGTTGCCTTGATCGCTGAACGCTGTGATCGAGGACACATTGCCATTGTTGCTGTAGTCGTTGTAGCCGAAGTTTGCAGG